ACCGGATACCGCCGCAACTGATTTGGCATTACAGACAGCGGACTTAGACACAATTGCAGGGGACACCACATCAATTCAAACGGCGGTTGAGTTAATTGATGATACGGTTTATATAGACGACGCGGATTGGACGGACTCAACCTCAAAGCACGCCTTAGTTGGTGGTCTTTATCAGTCTGTTCCTCAAACTGTAACTGACGGCGATGTAGCTCCTTTTAATATAACGGCAAACGGTGCTTTGCATATCAGCGACGCCGGAGGTTCTCTGACTGTTGATGCAAGCAATTTAGATATTAGGGATTTAACTTCAACTGATGTGGTAACTGTGACAGGCGGGGCAGGACAAACTGCTGACGTTAAGATTACTCTTGATAGTGAGGTTGTACCTGTAACAGGTACTTTCTGGCAGGCTACACAACCTGTTTCTATTGCCGCTACAGTTACAGTTGATGCCTCAGGTGTTACTGTACCTGTTTCGAATGCAGGATTAACTGAGCTAGCAGCAGCCATTAACGCATCTTCTCAAATGGATGTTAACTTAGCAGCATCTGCAATAACCCTGCCTGTATCATTAGCCTCTGTACCTTCTCATGCTGTTACTAATGCCGGTACTTTTGCGGTTCAGGATGCTACTGCACAAGCTTCTTTATCAGTTTTGGATGATTGGGATGAAACTAATAGGGCGGCGGTTAATACTATTGCCGGTCAGGTAGGTGTTCAGGGTGCTTCAGGGACTGTTACGGCCCTTACTCAAAGGGTTGTTTTGGCTACAGATGTTGCCTTACCAGCAGGGACTGCTGCCCTTGGGAAACTTCTACCTCCTGATATAGACGTAACAACCCATACTAATTATGCCAAGAAATACTATACCAATGCCGGAGCTGTAACAGATGGAATTGTATGGAGTCCAGGAGCTGGTAAAAGATGGCACGTTGTTTCTTTATATGTCCAGACATCTGCTGATGCTACGGTTACTTTTGAGGATGATTTGGCTGCCGGTGATTCTGCTGTTTTGAAAGGTGAGTTTAAAGCGGGTTCGGGAGTTACAATTCCATTTGATGCTATGTATCCTCTGGCTTCAGGTGAGGACGCGGCTGATTTATTAGTTACTACAAGTGCGGGGAATATTTACATAACTTGTGTGGGTTACGAAATATGAGCAATTAAAAGGAGGACATTCCTATTTCTAATATAGCAATCTTTAAACCAAACCAAACACCACAATACCTACAAAGCGTTAATGGCGCAGAGTACATGGTTGATCCCACTGCACTTGAGGGGAATGTGGTTTCAAATGATCCTGACGTAATTTTTAATCCTGACATAAGTGCAGTTCAAAATGTGCCTTTGAAATATTGGAAACGTTCAGGGGATAACATAGTTGAGATGAACCTTGCGGAAAAACAAACTATACTAGATGCTGAATTACAAGCAAGAAAAGACGCTGCAAATGATTTCGGTATAGAGGGAATGAAGATAGTTTTAACAGCTTTGATTAAAGTGATAAACTTACGATTACCATCAGGGCAAAAAATAACTAAGCAGGAAATGGTTGACGCATTGAAAGGAGAGATAATTTAATGGCTAGTGGTGACCTTTTAGCTGTTCTAACACCGCAGGGGAATGAACCTCCTGCTTCGGCATTTGGGACTTTTGACACTAGAAATGGCTACCTTGTTATAGACCTGGATGATACGACTGATGAAAGTGCAATCTTTAGATTCGCAGTTCCAAATAATTATGCGGGCGGTGGATTTACAGTCAAAGTATTGTGGATGGCGACCTCTGCCACTACGGGAACAATTTCCTTAGATGTAGCTTTTATGAGCGTAACTGATGACGCAGACGATCTTGATACCAAAGCATTCGCCGCCGCCAATAATGCTAATCCAACCACCGCAAGTGCAACAGGAGAGGTTGATTATGTTTCAGTTACTTTCACGGACGGTGCTGATTCTGATTCAATAGCCGCAGGAGAAATGGCTTTTATCAAGATAACAAGAGATGCAGACGGGACAACCTCAACAGATAATTTAGTTGGAGATGCCGAAATCGTTGAAATTCTTATTTATGAAACATAATATGGTAAAAAAAAAGCCTATTTTCATTTCTTTTTCAACCTCCTCTAGGGATTTTAGTTTTCTTCTTAATTCTGCCCTTCCTTTGGATTTATATGAAGTTTATTTATAAGGAAAAATATGGCAGTAAGTTTTAATGCTACAACCACAGAAGTTAATTCTGCTTTTGCTTCCCATGCCACTCAAAGGACCTATTCTATATGGACATATAGAGTAGGTAACGGTGAGAGTGGCTTGGGAAGACTTTTTGATAAGCGAGATGCGGGTGCTCAAGTTGAACTCTTATTTCATGGTGGGGGTGCTGGTGTTGAGTATGTTTATGAAAGAGATTTTAGCGGAGATAATGGTAGTTGGTTTTTTGCCCAACCATCTGCTAATACTTGGGTTCATGTTTTAGTGACTTATGATTCTTCCGATGTAGCAAATGACCCAGTAATGTATTATGACGGTTCCTCACAAAGTCAAACCGGTTCAACTACCCCAACCGGGACAGCTGATACTAATACAGATGTATATGTCGTTGGTAATCGTGGGGCACAAGATAGGACTTGGGACGGCTATTTATGCGAGTTCGCTATCTGGGATAGGATTTTAACTACTGGAGAAATTGCCGCTTTGAGTAAGGGTTTTAGTCCTGCCTTTTTTCAGAATAGTTTAGTTGAATATCTGCCAACGGTAAGGGAGGCAATTTCTTATAAAGTAGCTGCCCCGACATTTGTTAATACATCAATAGTCGCCCACCCCCGCATCATCTATCCTTCTCCTGCACAGATAAGAAGGTTTGGGGTGGCAGGAGCACCTGCAACAGTAGTCAAAGACCCTATTAGCCCAGGTATAATCGCATTCCCCAGATGATATAATAAAGTATGAGTAGACTTACTTTTTCTCAACAGCTTCAAATTTGTTCTGATGGTGCGGGCAAGGACACGAGTACGCCCACAACCACCTTTTTTAAAAGGCACATAAACTCAAGAGATAATTTTGTAGTCAGTAAGTTGCCTTCACATTTAACAGAAATTACGAGGACATTCAGTACGGTTGCAAGCCAGCAATACTATCATTATCCGCCTGAAATAAGAGAAATAGAGAGCCTAGTTATAACGATAGGCTCGGTAAATTATCCCTTAAAACCTATACATTCTAATAACGAATGGGCGAGACTTAATGCACTAGATATACAAGCTGGTGCAATTCCACTTTATTATTACAAAAGGCAACGTGATGTAGGTATATATCCCATCCCACAGGCGGTTTATACAGGAACAATGGAATATTCTTTACGTGGGGGAGGATTGGTGAGAACAGATTATTCTACTGGGAGCGTAGTTGTAACTGAGAATGATGCAACTGTCACTGAGGCTGGAACTGCAGCTTGGAGTACGCTTTCAAATGTCAGGCCTGGAGATTTTTTTGTACTTACAGATTCAAACGGCGAGCCTCGTGGTAGTTGGTATCGTATTAGTTCAGTCACGTCGGCGGTTGCGTTAGAGCTAGAATCCGTGTTTGAAGAATCTACGGAAAGCACAGTTACTTACAAAATAGGCCAGTGTTCTGAAATTCCAGAAGAGTATCAAGAAATCCCAGCATACTTGGCGCTTGGAGACTATTTTGCCAGTTTTCGTCAAAACCAAATTAAAGCCCAATTTTGGTACAATATGGGATGGACTGGCGATGGAAATAATAGCAATAGGAAAAATAATCAAGATGTTTCTGGCGGATTGTTAGGACTATTAAGAGATTATCGAGATAGAAATTCCTCACAACTTATAAGAAGAAAAAAGACTTCAGGGGATGCTCGCTTAAAGGTCTGGGCATCAACAATTTCGTGAGTGTTATAATTTAAGTAATGGCTATTTTGCGAATTAACAACTTCAGCGGTGCAATAACTACAATTAGTTCAAAAAGCGGAATTGAGAACTCCGCACGTTTCATTAAGGCCGCAAATCCGTTTCAAGACCCCAATTATTTAACTTTAGCCAAAAAGACTACCAAGATAAGCTCGACTACGGTTACGGGGCTTCCCCATTTTTTTGAAGATTTTAGCCCTTGGTCTACTAATCGTTGTGCTTACGACTCAGCGGGCAAAATTTACGCTATAAGCAACGCCGACTCGGTAAGTTTATTAAGGACGGTATCAGGAGGTGCCGGTGAGGGATTGGTAGTCCATGATAACGGGCTTTACTACGCTTTGGCTACAAATATAGGCAGGTATTACCCATTAGACAATTCTCCGGCCTTTGATGACGCTTTAACGAGCTGGCATAACGCCTCGGACTTGCAGACAACTGGTGGGGGAACGGGTGCGGCTGATTATGTCCCACCAACTTCAATAGCTGAGACGGCAACGGCAAGACAAACATTTACAGCAACTTCAGATGTAGCAACGGGTGGCGATCCCGTGAATTCGATCGTGATAGATGTGGACGTCGTGGGTTCGGGCGATTGGACGGTCACTTTGCACGACGCAAACAACAGAAGCGTGGGAAGCAAGGCCATAGTTAACGGTTCAATGGCAACGGGAGACGTAACTTTTACGTTTGCCTCTCCTTTAAGAACAGAACCCGGTGAGACTTACCATTTCCACGTCACGACCACGGTTGCGGATGGAGGAGTTGACACCGAAGTCGCGACGGATTTAGAGGGTGCGGAATATACTGTTAATTACGGAGTCTTAATAGACGCCGACTGGCACATGATGGCGAGATTCTTTGGCGGATGGGTTGTCGGCAATGAAAGATACTTGGGATTTTTTGACAGGTTGGGCGGGACTTATAACCCGACCAAGATAAAGCTTGACCCCGGATTTGAGGCAAGGAATATCTACACGATCGAGGAGTATGTGGTAGTCGAGGCGTGGAAAGGACAAAGTTTCAGCGAGGTAGAGGAGTCTAAAAGATTCTTCTGGGATGGGATGGAGAATGCCTACAACTACGCAGAACCCCTACCCATGGGCGCACCAAATGCAGCGAGAGCCTATCGAAACGAAATAGTCGGCGTATATGGCAACCGAGGTGCGGTTTATACAGGAAGCAAGCCCTTTACCAAGATAATAGACAAAGTACCCAAACTACTAGATACTAAAATAGTTGAGGTTTATCCAGGCGCGATTGACGAGTACGAAGAAAGATTGGTGATAGGCTATGGTGCGGTAACAGATGACTCCACAGGTTTAGAGCAGGGAGTTTATGAGTTTGGCAGTCAGACCTCGGCATTGACGAACACTCTTAATTATCCTTATATAATTTCAACAGGAACGACTCAGGGAACTACATTAAAGATAGGCGCAGTAAAGAGTTTCGGGACGGATTTATATATCGGCTGTCGCGATGATACAAGCTATGAAATTGATAAGGTTGAGGCCGATGATGGATCAACCGATGAAACTGCAACATACCAAAGTCGCATCTTTGATGCGGGGAGTACAGATAAAAGAAAACAGGCTATAAAACTGGAGGCAAATTTCGAAGCTTTGGTTTCGGGCGATTCTTTAACATTATATTACAAAATCGACCGTGGGAGCTGGGTTTCTGGTTCAGCTGTTACAACGGTGGGTGAAACAAAAGCGGAATTATATATAAATTCTATATTTCGGGAGATAGAAATAAGGGTAGATTTTTCTACAAGTGCGGTAACGTTTCCTCGAATTACAGGTTTGGAATTTGTGTACGAACCAATGGAAGAGGAAGATGAATCCGCCTAGGACAATTTTTATGACAAACAATTTTAACAATATCCCACCGGCAGGTGTATCTGCTGCCCAATTTAGTGCAAGGATAGGCAGGCGTGATGTATTGCCTACTTCTATTCGTTTCAGACTGACCGAGTTTATTAATAACGCAACAGGAAACTTGGAGGTTAAAGATAATTCAGGAAATGTATTTTTGATATTGGACAGAGCCAACGGAGAGGTAGTTTTTTATAACAATGACGGAGTAACCGAAGGTACTGAGTTTTATAGGCCGGTTTCTTTTGAACACACTTTTACAGGAAGCGGAAGTTATCTTGATAACACGGGAAGCGAGTTCAAATTCAATGCTGATGACTTCCCTGGGTTCGACTTTGCGTATGAAGCGTGTATGAGTGTGGAGCAAAGCGGAAGAACAGCATATTCACGGATTTACAATATAACAGATGGTTCTGCTGTTACTGGTTCTGAAATTACTTCGACAGCAGTTGGAATTACTGCACAACTTCCACAGGCGGTAAGAAGTGCTGGTTTAACCTTTCCGAGTGGAGAAAAGGATTACATAATTCAACGAAAACAAGACCCCGCAGGAGACGGAGGAGATAATATGCACATGTACTTAGCAACTTTGGTTTTTGACAAACAATGAAACTTTTAAAAGTAACATTGTTAATTGCTCAAATAATGGTAGTTGCAGTTTATACAATAATGTTTGTTTGGTGGCTTATTTTCTGGTTTCACCCAAACCACCCTGATTTAATTGAGATGCTATGGCAAAAGTTAATTTAGGACAACACTTCAGTTTTTATCTTGATACAGAAGCGGGTTTATTCATCCTTGAAACACGAAGCGTCAAACCGGCTCTTATTGTCGATATTCCTGTTCAGAAAATAACAGAGATAAAAGATGTAACCTGGGATAAAGACAAAGAAACTTTTGAAGATGTCTCGAAGAAAAAGCCCGAGAAGGTGGTTGTTTTTGATAAGAATAACAAAGTCTGAATTACCTTGCTTGTGTTATAATAAAGTAAGGAGAAATTACTCCAGCTAAACGGCTGGAGTTTTTATTTTTAAATGGCACTAACTGAAGAAATATTAAGAAAAAAGTTTGGGTATAACGATCCTAATTTTATAAATTCAATTTTGAGCGGTCGCGAGCCCGAACTTGCGGCACGTCTCGAAAGAGAATCACAGCCCGCGCCAGTGCCAACACCCGCTCCAATCCAACCCGTTGCTGATTTCCAGGCTGAACAGAGAGCAAGAATGGGCGCATTCACAACCAAACTCGGCGAAGTGCCGGAACAACTAACGGCAGTCCGAACCGCACTTAAACTCCCCGAAGCTTACGAGACATACGGACAGGCAGGCAAGACGGCAAGAGATATCGGTTATACGATGGAGGATATGCCTCAGGCAGTTCAACAGGCATTATCAGGTCGAGGTGTATCAGCCGGACAGATTACGGGAAGGTCTGCGGCAGAAATCAGGGGGCTGCAACCCGCGCTCACTGCGGCCAGCAGGGGACTTGAAAGCGCAGGTTCAACGCTTCAAGGTCTTTTAAGTCAATACCAAACGGAAAAAGCTGATATATTTACTCCGCTCCAGATAGAAGGGACTTTAATTTCAGCGCAATCAGCGAATGAATATGATCTTATGAAAACACAAATAACTTCGGCTTTGAATAGAGAAATTACACAAATGCAGGAGACGGGCGCAACAGATAGGGCAAATATTGCTAGAGCCGTAGAAATGGCAAAATTAGAGGATAAGTATGGCGGTATCAGCTTTCAAGATTTGGGAACTCAACTAGGAATATTTAAGGGAACTGAATTAGTCGGAACACAACCGATAACTAAATTCGGTTCAACAGATACGGGTTGGTAACTATGCCTATTTCAAAATACAATCCAGATGGGACAGTCGATATTTTTAACAAAAAGACGGGTGAAGTTAGAACTGGCATAAGACCAGAAACACTTGGCTCAATCAGTCCTAGTTTAGTGGCTGAATATCAGATGAGTCAGTCCCCACAGGCCACTTTGGAAAGAAAAACTGCTGAAGCTGGTTTACAAGAATTGGAAACAGGAGAAGGTCCTACCGCAAAAACTGAAAATGTAGTCAATCAACTAGAAAGCCTGTTTTTTGGAGAAGGGCGCAATGAACCATTGGCGGTTGGCGAGGCTGGTTTTGGGGGACGATTGCCTGGGGTTGTAGCTGGAGCTGAAAGAGCAGTTTCACCTGGTGAACCTGGCTCTGCAACCGAAAGACTTAATACCTATATAAGAACTCTTGAGTCAGTCAGACCTCAACTTGCAAAAGCTGCAGGGGATTCTGGGAATATCGCTTTTCAAGAGCAACTTCAAGCTGGCAAAGGACTTCCACAGCCGACAGATACTCCGACTGAAGCTATAGAGCTTATGCAATCGGCAAGATTGAAATTTGGATTAGAGCGTTCACCCGAACTTGATAGATTAAAAGAACAAATAATAACAGAACAAGGCGGTGAAGAAAGAGTGGTTGCTGAAAAGGCAGTTGGACCGACAGGTGAGTTTAAAGATAGAGGATTCTTGGAGAAGTTATTCGCAACGGGCGGGATACAAAAATATATTAGCGAAGGCCCTGGAATTGCTTTAGAGGGAGTAAAAGCCACGGGCCAAAATATAGCTGATTTATTGGGTGGAGACATCGAATCAGCAGTTGCAAGGAGCGAAGAATTTAAGCCACAAGTAGAAAGAGTAAAAGAATTGGATGAGGCGGCAAGAGAAGAAATAGCAACTAAGTTAGAGACAGTAGCAGGTATTCAACTAATTAAAAGTTATCTAGGGCCAAAACTTATGAGTATCTTCAAAGGAAAATCACCAGAACTTATAGACAAAACTTTGAAACAAGGAGCCGAACAGATACTTAAAGGTAAAGAAGTAAGAAACGCCGCAATTGAAGAAGCACAAAGTGTTGGTCGTAAAGTAAATGGAACTAAAGTATTTAATTCTATTGAACAATGGGCAGATGATGCGATTCCTAGCGCCACACCATCGGAAGAGAAAGGAATCAGAGCCTTACTAACAAAAGCACAAAAGTTTTTCAACGGTAAAAATCTTAACCCACAAACCGCAAAAAGAAGATGGGACACAGCAGTTCAAGGATTTAAAGATTCTGGCAAAGCTGGAGATACGATCAAGGCAGGGTATCATCGAGCAATTAGAGATGGCGTAAGACAAGAATTGGACGAAATAACAAATGGCGCCTTTGAAGAAGGAACCAGACTTATACATGAGGGGTTAAATGTAGATAAATTACTAAGTGGTATTTCAAAGAGTTTACAAAGAAAAGAAGTGTTAAAAACGATTAGCAAAGGGCCTCCAAGTTTTGCTAGGAAGGTTGCAACGGGAGCTTTGGAAACTGGCGCAAAGGGTTTGGGATTATATGCAGTTGCTAAAGCGTTAGGACTTCAGTTCCCAGGTGCCGCCTATCCACAAGAATAAGACTTCTATAAAATATCTAACATTTCCAATATCAAGGCTATAAAAGTGAAGAAAATCCAGGCTGATAAGAATTCAATCATATTTTCTCAACTCCTCCCAATAAATCTTCTTTGGCAGCTTTTTCCATTTCCTCCAAGCAACTCTTGTATCCCCAGTCCTCATCTGTTTTTTTAGCACTCATTTCCTGGCAGAATTTGACGACATCAAATTTAGTGACTCTTTCTATTGGTTGCTCAACTTTTAAAAGTTTACTTAGTTCAAACAAGAAGAATCCACCGAAGGCGATAAAAAGAAGAGTTTGGATAATTACTATTCCTACAAGTAATTTATTCATTGTGTGAATTCTAATCCCTTTAGAAGGCATTGTCAAATACATTAGATACTGATATAATTAGTTAATGCCAAAAGTTATAAAAACTTGTTCAAATTGTGGTAAGCAGTTCGGACACTTTACTTCAAATGGTCCTGGGAAATTTTGCTCCAAAAAATGTTATTGGAAAAACTTAAAAGGTAAAGACCCTGAGCATTTACATACGCCAGAGATTCAAAAAAAGGCAGGATTATCTCAAAGGGGTAAATTTGTTTCTGAAGAAACCAGACTAAAACAAAGTGAAGCACAAAAGAAAAGATTCAAAAAAGAAAATCCTTGGAATAAAGGTTTAACTGCTAAGGATAATCCGATTATAGGGGTAACTGCAGCTAAAGCCAGGAAGGCAAAAGAAGGAATGTCGGCGTGGAATAAGGGGTTGACCAAAGAAACCGATAAAAGAGTGGCCAAATATTCAAAGAGTTTAAAGGGAATGAAAAAATGGTGGCAATCTGATGAAAAACACCATGCTTGGAAAGGTGATAATGTTGGTTACATTTCACTTCATACATGGATAGCAAGAAAACTGGGAAGACCAAACATTTGTCAACTTTGTGGAAAATCAGGTTTCAAAAGGAAAGAAATAGATTGGGCAAATAAAAATCATAAATACAAAAGAAACTTAAATGATTGGTTAAGATTGTGTAAATCTTGTCACTTCAGGTATGACAAGAGAGGTTTTAGAAAAGGAAATGTAATATGGAAAAAAAGTTTATCTCAAGCCTGCTAAGCTTTCGGCGATTTTCCGTTCGCTCTCAGCTACTCCTTTTAATGCTGAAATTGAAATTTGAGCTTCCCAACTTCTTGCTGGAGGTGTTCCTGGAGTTGTCGGTGCACCGAGAGCTTGGGTTGCAACATTTTGCTCGACGTTTCCTATCTGTGGGTTGGTCGTGGGAACTGCAGAAGGCGCGACCTGAATACCAGGTGCTGCTGCACTCATACTTTCAAGTTGTGGTATATCTATTCCTCTACGTTTAGTTGCTTCTTTGAGTGCTTGAATTCCCCCTAGGCCTATTCCAAATGATCCCGTATTTTGATTAGGTTGCATAATATAAATTGTAACATACCTATTGTATAATAAATTAATGGTTTCAACTAATTTTAGTAAGGTTTCTGTAAATTCGACTGGTTTTAGCAAACCTACTCAGGTTTCTACTGGATTTGGCATCAAGGATACAAATACTGACGTTTTATTACTTCAGAATGGAACGGATAGCTTACTTTTGCAAAACGGAACGGATGAACTTTTATTAGGCGGAAATGGTGAATTAGAAAGTACGAATTATTCGCGAATTTTCGCTTAAGAATTATAATTAAAATATGACATTTCAAAAAGGGAATCAATTTGGTAAAACCAATAAAGGTAGAAGGGGACAAACTCCTTGGAATAAAGGATTATCTGCCAAAGACGATATAAGAATAAGTAAATCTATACAAGCTGCAAATAAAGCAAGAAAAGACCAACTAGCGTGGAATAAAGGATTAAAAGGATATAAAATGGGAGAAAATAATTATGGATGGAAAGGTGAAAATGTTAGTTATGTTGGGCTTCATCAATGGTTGTATCGAGAATTAGGACAATCTGATACTTGTAAATTTTGTGGGCAAACGGGTTTAAAAGGTAAAAAGATTCATTGGGCAAATAAAAGTGGAAAGTATAAAAGAGAACTCACAGATTGGATAAGACTATGTATGAGTTGTCATTGGAAATATGACCGAATTTCAGAAAAAAGAAACCGTAATTTTCAAGGGAGATTTATTTAAATGGCATCACAAAAACTCACCGATCTTGCAGCAATTTCGACTCCTGCGACAGCGGATGTTTTATATATTATAGATTCTTCTGATACAAGTGATAACGCAAGCGGATCTTCTCGACGAATTACTTTTGGCAGTTTAATTGAATCATCAACTATTACATTAACTAACAAAACACTCACTAGTCCTACTATAAATTCTCCTGTTTTAAGTAGTATACAGGTTCAAGATACCTCAGCGGATCATCAATACGTTTTCGCAGTTAGTGAATTAGTCGCTGACAGGATAGTTACTTTACCTCTTTTAACGGGTAATGATGAGTTTGTATTTAAAGACTTCACACAAACCCTTACAAACAAAACGCTTACATCACCTGTCTTTGACACAAATGCTGATCTCAATGGGGTTGAACTTATTTTAGATGCCGATGCAGATTCTTCTCTTACTGCTGATACAGATGATAGGTTCGATTTCAAACTCGGGGGTTCGGATAGATTCAGAGTGGGAACTTCTGATTTTGACATTGTTACCGCAACTGGGAATATTCAGGTAGCAGGAGCTGATCCAAAAAGAGGTATTTATGTTCCATCCTCGGCAATGTATGGAGCAACAACATCGGGTGCGGCATCGGGACAATATGAATCAGCCACCAATAAAGTTAATGTAAAGGTTTTAGATTTTGATACAAGTGCGGATGAATACGCCTGTTTTAACATTCCAGCCCCGGACTATTGGGACTTATCAACAATAACAGTCCAATTCCACTGGACAGCGGCAAGCGGATCGGGGACTGTTTGTTTTGGTTTGGCAGGACTAGCAAGAAGCGATGACGATGCTTTAGATACGGCTTACGGGACAGTTCAGACGGCAACGGATACTTTAATTACGGCATTGGATGAACACATCAGTCCAGCGACTTCGGCGATAACCGTCGGAGGAACGCCAGCCAAAGGGGATATGTTGTACCTCAGGATTTTAAGAGATGTTTCTGAGGATACCCTGGGGGTTGATGCAAGGCTTTTGGGGGTGAGGATTAAATTTGGAATTTCTCAATACGATGATAGTTGAGGTTGCACATTACAACGGTATGTCGAGATTCACTTTAATATTTCAAAATTAAATTTTATTTCCCAATACGACGATCAATAAATATGGCAAACACCCACCCCCGTATTACCAAGGTTTGCGAAACCTGCGAAAAATCGTTTGAGGTTTTTCCTTTTCGTAAAGACATAGCAAGATTTTGCTCTCACCCCTGTTACGCAAAGACAGTCCATTTGCAGAAAAAAACTAAGAAGTGGTATGAAGCGATGAAGAACCAGACACCCTGGAATAAAGGGAAAGAGTGGTCTAAAGAAATGCGAAAGAAATTATCTGAAGGGCAAAAAGAGAGGTACAAAGACGGAGTAGCTTGGAATAAAGGAAATAAGGGGTTTATGGCTGGGGAGAAACACTACCGCTGGAAAGGCGACAACAGTAAGCGGGCAGAAATAAAAAGATTAAGAGGGTTGCAGGAATGGAAAGACTGGAGAGAATTTGTTTTCCAAAGAGATAATTATACCTGCGTGCTTTGTGGTAATGGAGGAGAACTTCATTCGCACCATATCAAAAGTGCCACAGACTTCTTTAAAAGCGTTGTTGACCCCGATAACGGAGTAACAGTATGTGTGATTTGTCACAACCTTGTCCATTCAGATAGACAACTCAAGGAGGCTGGCTGGTACACCAGAAAGGATAACAAATGAATACTTATTCTTTAGACTTAGAAGCAAGCAGTTCTCAATATGCTGATCGTGCAGATACTACCTCTTTATCTATTACAGGAGATTTGACTATTGAGGCGTGGGTTAAACCCGAATCGGCGGCACAATTTTCAGTTTTTTCCAAATTTAAGTCAGTAGGAAACTTGAAAAGCTACGAGTTTAGCGTAGTACCGACGAGTACACTTAGATTAAATATAAGCGCCAATGGAGCTGATGCAACAGAGGTGCTTTCAACTGGAACAGTTAGTACAGGTGTATGGACTCATGTTGCGGTAAGTTATGATGCCAGCGCTGGAACTTGTGAGTTCTATATAAATGGGGTTTGGAATAGTCAGGGCACAAGTTTACCAACTTCTATAAATGATAATGCTTCAAGACCGACACTTGGAGCAAGAGCAGAGGATGGAAACTTGTATTTTGATGGACTTATTGACGAAGTTCGGGTTTGGAACGATATAAGAATAGATACTGAGATACTTGCAAATTACAACACAGAATTGGTAGGAAGCGAGAGTGGTTTGGTTGGATATTGGAAGCTCAACAATGACTATACAGATGAAACAGCAAATGCAAATGATTTAACAGCAAGTGGAAGTCCAGTTTTTTCAACAGATGTGCCATTTACAGAAGCGGTTGGCTTTATTTTTATAAGTTCATGAAAACTAATAATACAATAGCCTGGAGAATACAGAGCCTTGAAAAAAAGGTAGATGATCTTAATACTGACGTTAATAATTTACTTCAAAACCATATTCCTCATATAAACGAACAAATGGCTTCTTTAAAAACAAGGATAAGTGTATTGAGTGCTGTAAATATAGGTGCAATTATAGTCGGTATTCTGATTGCCAAGTATTTATGAGTATTGATGACTATTCTTGAAAACCATTTACCACATTTACAACAAGCTGTGGGGAAAAATAGTACAATAATAAAGATGGCTACCATATTAAACATCGGTACTATAATATTGGCGGCGGTATTGCTAAAGTTTATATAATAAATGTTATCCAAATCATTTAAGGAGGATCACAAGATAGATGGAATTTTCGGAGAGACAAGGAGCTACGGATTCCATAGCGGGGTTGATTGGAATGGAATAGGAGGAGGAAATACAGATTGTGGCTATAAATTGTATCCAATTAGGCAAGGAGAAATTGTCTTTACTTCATACGCAAATACGGGATATGGCAATATTGTTGTATATAAAATTAAGGGAGTTTTTGGAGAGCGGTGGATAAGGTACGCACATTGCAGGGAAATACTCGTTAGAAGCGGTCTGGTGGGCCTAGACACGGTGATAGCAACGCTTGGCACAACAGGTAACAGTACAGCATGCCACCTACACTGGGATTGCATAAAAAAGCCTTTTACTAACTGGCGCACTTATGCTAAAACACAAGAACTTTTAAACGAATATTTTGAAGACCCAACCTCATTCTTTAACAAATACAAGGATGAGGAGGATAATGAAGATATGCCAAAATGGTTTACGACCTTATTAAATGAAAGAGAGCTTACAATAGATGATAAGAGTAAAATATGTGAGATATTTGGAAAGGCTAAAGATTATGACAGCAAGATTAAAGAATTTACAGAACAAGTTAAAAGTGCTAATGAGATGCTTTCGAGTAAATCACTTGAAGTATCTAATCTCACAACTAAATGTGAAAAACTTGACAGCAAGATATTTGAATTGGAAGCACAGTATAACAAGGAAAGAGATAAATATAATAAGGAATCTTGGGAGAAAGAAAAACTTAAAATCTCACTTAAGAGGCTTGAGGAAGAAATTGTTACACTTAACAAAAGGATTGAAACCTTGGAAAGCAAAAACTCACTAATGAGTTATAGCTGGATTACACGATTTAAGAGTCTTTTTTAGGGGATGAGTAGAATGGTAAAAGAAAACTTTCCTGAAATATATAGAATTTTATATAGGGGCATAAGAGCCGCAGTCGCAACAGGTCTAACTCAGGCGTGGCTTCTGAAACCGGACTGGGGGAATCTTGAGGAATCTCTGCGGGCAGTTAGTGTTGCTTTTGCTACAGGATTTGTGGTTTCTCTAGGAATGTGGATTCGTGATTTTGTAGATGAGAGGTTTGATTGGAAACCTAATGGAGTCGTTCAAAGAATAATGCCAATTTAAAATGAGAGAGCTTGATTTATCAGACCTGCACGCAATCCTTACGGGGCAGGAACTAGATCTTGAACAGCTGGAAAAAATCTATGGGCCAGTTAAAGAGCGTGTACGTGGCAGGAGACCAGCCACCCCGCATGAAATTGAGGTGGTTCTAAATGGAAAGAAAAGACCATTTATCAGAAATAGAAAGACCGGAAATTGCCGGGGAAAAAACACTTTATGAAAAAGGATCTTTTAAGCGGGTAAGAAGATGGTACAAGGGACTTCATCCAGAAAAGGGAATTTTGCATCTTCGGGGCATATCAGGTAAAGAAACTATTGCTATTGAAGAAAGAATTCGGCCTCAAGGGACTTATGTAGTTGAAAAAGAAAAATAGCTACTGACATGCTCCCGCTTATGGTGCAGATGCCAAAAATAGATTGAAAAATTAAAAACAAGCGGAGCTATTCTGTTGTACACTATCCTGTCTGAATAATGAAGACCCCGCTTGTTTTAACTGCCTTCGAGCAAACTTTGTAACTGAAATACTACAAAGCATATAGCAACTCCAGCGTTCTTTAACTGTAGCATATAAGTTAAAGATAGTTCAACTAGAAATATTGTCGTTCTTGACAAGGGGTAAAATAAGTTATAAATTAGATATATAAATATGAAAGATGAACTTCAGTTAGAGACCTACTACCTCAAAGCAAAAGCCCTTATACAAAGAGTAAAAGATATTTCTTTTGGTATTTCTCGTCTTGAACAGAAATTCCCCGACAGAACTCTTAATCCTGAAAGAAAAGCATGGATGCTTGATACTTATTTGGCTTACAAATTTGACCTCGAAGACGTCTTCAAAGACTTAGAAAAATTATACAAAGAATATAAAGATGGCGATACCAAGTAATTTTTATATCAATCACAATAAATTTCAGGAATATTCTGATAAGGCGATAGACTGGTTTTTGCGAAGTTGTGAATTTAAACACGGTTCTGACGAGTGGCTGATTTGTCGATTGAAAAGAAAGATATTTATGAAAAAAGCACTGCAACAGTTGCAGTTAGCTAGAAAGTGTCTTGATATAGACTGATACGAAAAGATGACGTTGACTAAAGTAAAGTTTCTTTATAATATCTAAATATGGTAGCCTTCAGAGTAATAGATAAACGAGGTATTGAGGCAATTTTCTTTACTAGAGAAGAATTTCAGTTACTCCAACAATGGTTAAAAGAAAATATCAGTTGTATAACCTGTTTTCAAAGAAGTATTGAAAAAGGGTGGACAGAAAGAGAAATTGAAATGGTAAATAAACTGTTCAGTAAAAATTTCAAGATATGAATAAATTTCCTGGATTTCCACCCGAACCTGCAACTAATTACTGGCCGTACCCCAAAGCTCTTAATGGCTGGTGGCATATATTATCAGGAAGCGAGCAAAAATGTCTTGATTTTATTTTAAGACATACGTGGGGTTTCAAAAAAACTTCAGATAGAATTTCTTATGAACAATTTCTTAATGGAGTTAGGTCGCAAAGAGGGTTGTTAGAAGATAGGGGTTGTGGTTTTTCACGCCCCACGCTTTCTAAAGCATTAAAAGGGCTTACTGAAAAAGGTTTTATCGAAAAACACGGAAAAGAAAGAAGCAGAAGTATTGTTTATTCTCTGGTAAAGAAACTTAACCAGACTGGTAAAGAATCTTTACCAGAGAAAAAACAAGTCGTGCCTAGTCTGGTAAAGAAACTTAACACACAATATACAATAAAGGATATATCAATAATAGAGATATGGAATTTCTATCTCTTAAAAGCTAAGACTAAAGAACAACTCTTACCAGGTCGTAAAAAGAAAATGGTCGCCCGCGTGAAAAGATATTCTTCAGAACAAATTAAACAGGCAATTACTAATTGTTTTAATAGTCCTTTTCATCTTGGTAAAAATGACAGAGGTTGGATTGCCAACGCTGATTATATTTTTAAAAGCGATGAAGTAATTGATAATCTTTTAAATTTAAAAACTATGGATAATCGTTCTAATGAAGAAAAACTAGCCCAGAAACTTTTACATCCTGAGGAGTACCAAAATGAGTCATCAAGAGCCTTGTGATCCAGATTTAGACTTTTTAGACAAAGATTTAGATGTTTCTAATTCAACAGAAACCGAATCAGAAGAAAATTACAAAATTTATTCTGGAAATGAAGCATTGAAAGAATATAAGAGATTGAAGAAAAAATATGGGGAAGGAGTATCTACAGGTTATTCAAGGATAAATAGTTTTTTTAAATTTTTACCAAGTCAGCTTTATTTACTTTCAGCTTCAACTCATGTAGGCAAAACATTGCTGGCTTTGAATATGTGTGCTTATATCGCACTTTTGGGTAAGAAAGTTTTGTTTATTTCTTTGGAACAGGGAGTTTTCGTTTCTGATTTGGTTAGTAAAATACTTGATGGCAATTATCCTGAAACACTTTCGGTATTAGACACGAGTAAAACAATATCAGTGGATGAATTATTGGAGATATTGAAGAATTTAGATAAGTATGACCTTATTTGTTTAGACCACATTCATTTTCTCAAGAAAAGTGGGAAGGGGGCGACTGAGGATATAGATGAGATTATTCATAAATTGCAAAATATTGCTAAAGAACTTGAAACTCCTTTTTTGGTTATTTCTCATCTTAGAAAATTAAATACAAAAAGACCGCCTACTCTGGATGATCTTAAAGATTCAAGTGCTTTGGCTCAAGTACCCTCCGTTGTTATGATGCTGTATAGGGAAGAAAAAAATGATACAACCTTGTCTGATGAAGGAATTTTGTATATTAGAAAAAATAGGATTCAAGGTAAAACTGGTGGTTTTAAATTTCAGATAAAGGAAAAAGTAAAAATCATTTTTGATGAAGAGGATATGGTTGATCAAGCAAAGGAGATTTTTAGTGAGTGAATTAGTTAAATTAGAAAAAGAAGAATTAGAATTGATTGATTCTGTGTGTGAGCAGGTTAAGTCAATTATTGTTGAGGGCGAATTCAACGCAAGGTGGACACTCTTGCACGCATATCATCAGGTTGGTAAGTTAATAGTTGAAAATTTTAGAAATCCAACGGAAATCGTTGCAACTGTTGCAGTAAAAATAAACAGGAGTGAGAGAACTTTATGGTATGCAGTGGCTTTCGCAAAAAAATATCCAGATATAAACAAACTTCCTGAAGGCAAAAATATCAGTTGGCGGAAATTGATAAATAATTACCTTACAGATGGAAAGAAAGAAGATAAAAAGATGATTAAGTGTCCGAATTGCGGATTTGAATTTTGAGGGAGGTGATTTGTGGAAAAGCTATTAAAAAAATTAGAAAAGATTGTAGTAAAACACCAAACAATTAATCCTAAAATGTTGAAAACCTTTGAAATTGGACAAGCCTTTTGTAATTCAAAAGCAAAAGAGGGCGATGTAAAAAAAGTTGCCGCAAAATTAGATTTAGAAGAAAATATGCTTTGGGATGCAATTTTGTTTTATAAACAGATTGAGAAACTATGAAAAAAGGAATCAAAAAGTGTGTTAATTGCAAAGAATATAAAAAGTGTAAGTTCAAAAAAGGTGCTAAAAACTTCTGCTCCTCTAAATGCAAGAAAGAATACTACGACAACCACATTCCAACTCTCATCAAGGACATACAGGAGGAATTCAACAGTCTGGTGGCTAAAGGCCAGCCCTGCTCTAAATGCGGTAAAAGGTTTGAGGTTATGCAATGCTCCCACGTTTGGAGTATCGGATCAGCCCCTGGAATAAGGTTTGACATCTTAAATGTGCTCGCCATGTGTGGCCATTGTCATAATTACTGGTATCATCTTGAGCCTATGGAGTCGAAAGACTGGTTTAAAAACAATTATCCTAATAGGTATGAATACCTTGAATTTGCAAGACACCAAAACAAGAAGTGGACAGCAAGCGAATTAAACGAAATAAGAGAAGCAATAAGAAATAGAGATTTACAAGCTCTTATTAGATTTCGACAAGCCTGAACCATGAAAAAAACTAATATATTCAAATGGCATAAAAACTCCAAGATTTATAAGTTAAGCAACACTAAAAAGTGGATAAGGATACTTCATAAGCGGCTGGCCTCTTTACCGGACAAGTTCAAGTTGCCTATTGACAAGGTATGACACCTGTGTAATACTTCAGACAATAAAATGAAAGTAACTACCGAAGAATACATAACAATAAAAGAAGCGGCCAAGCTAATGAATCGAAGCACTCGAACTATCCAAAGATATATTGATAAAGGCTTATTTGAATCAAAACAATTCCCTCCAGATACCGGAATGATTTATGTAAGAAAGCTAGATATACCAACTTACTTGCGAAAATGAAAACACTAAAAGCTAAAGATATTAAACCATTTACTAAACAGGATAAGTTGCTTGATAACTTAATTAGAACATCAAAAAATTATGAGGAATGTTCTGCAACTTATAACAAGGCTGAAGATGGTTTACCAAAAAGAATGAAGGAGAATTATGACTAATATAGATGGCAAAGAATTAACTTGCTCTAAACACGGCATAGATTATCGTATAGCTTGCTGGGAGTGCCAGATTAAATATGAAAGATTTATGGATACCATGGATGAAATTAGAAATATCGATCCAGAGAATAAAGGAATTTTATCTTTAGGCGACACATGAGAAATAAAAAAGGACAATTTATTAACGGACATACATATAACTTGGGTCGTAAGCTTGGTCCTATGTCTGAAGAGCAAAAAATGAAATTAAGCCTTATTCATAGGAGTCGAATTGGGACGTTTAAGGGCAAAAAACATACATTGGAAAGTAAGAGAAAAATAAGTTTGGGTTGTAAAGGTCATCCATCCTGGAATAAAGGGAATAAGGGTTATCGTGCTGGGAAAAGTCGGCTACCGTTAGATTTTAAACATTCATTAGAAACTAAACTAAAAATGAGTAAATCGCGGATGGGAATTAAAAATCCTAATTGGCAAGGTGGAATTACACCTACGAGTCTTAAAATAAGGAAAAGTTTAAAAATGTCTTTGTGGAGAGAATTGATTTTTAAAAGAGATAGTTATGCATGTCAATTATGTAGAAATACAGGTATTCCATTAGAAGCTCATCATATTATACCTTTTTCAAAATTTCCTAAATTTAGATATACAAAAAATAATGGAATTACATTATGCAAGGTGTGTCATTTGAATATAAGAGGTAATGAGTGGTTGTATATACCAAAATTTGCCAATTTATGAAAAAAATAAATCTCAACAAAAAAAGAATATTTGGTTGGGAAATGATTTTGATAGCTATTGTTGGGATTTTGATCATTTTTATAGGAATAACATTTGCTATTCTAATGCGTTTATTTGCTTGGAATGATGCCAACCAAGTAATTCGACAACAGGTACTTCAGATTAAGCTACAAGCCCCTATTCGGATAGAGAAAAGAGGATTGGCTAAGACCGAGATAGTTAAAATAGTTGAGGAAATACCAGAATATAAAGATTTAAATGATATTGAAAAATATATTTGCGATAAGTGGGGAGTTTATAGATGTTCCATAGTTATAGCGATATTCAAATCCGAATCTGGACTTCGTGAAGATGCGTTAAATACTTACAATTCTAATAATTCAGTAGATTATGGTGTGGCACAAATTAACTCTATAAATTGGGGAATGGATGGATGTCATTTAAAACAAATTGTTGAATATAAAGGCAATATTGATTGTGCCTATAAAATTTGGGATAGAGCTGATGGTAAGGAGGATAATGGGGAAGGTAATTTTTCTCCTTGGTCAGCTTTTAATTCGGGATCGTTTAAGGATAAGTTATGAGAAATAAAAAAGGACAATTTATGAAAAAGTTTATTCCTTGGAATGGAGGTGATACAAAATGACATTTTTACCAGATAACTTAGACAAAAATGAAAATTTAAATGAAAGAGCCTCTCAATATATGAAGTTTGAGCAGGGCGAGAATAAATTTAGAGTTTTGGCAAGTGCAATAGTTGGCTGGAAATGGTGGGAAACTACAGAAGAGGGGGGTAGAACTCCTAAAAGAGTAAGAATTGACGAAAAGATAGACATTTCAACACTTGAAGACCCCGAATCGGTTAAAAGGTTCTGGGCGTTTCCCGTCTGGAATTACAAAGTCGAGAAAGTGCAGATTCTTGAGATTACCCAAAAGGGTATCCAAAATACACTGAAAGGTCTAGCGAGAAGCAAGGATTGGGGTTCTCCCATGAATTATGACATTTCAATAATTAGAGAAGGCGAAACAATGCAGGATACCAAGTATGAGGTTATACCATCACCACCTAAGCCATTAGCAAAAGAGATTGAAAAAGAATTTAAAAATACTTATCTCAGGCTGGAGGCACTTTACAAGGGCGAAGATCCATTCAAAAAAGTTTTTGACATACCGGAAGAGTTAGAGGATATAGTCAAGAAATGAAAATCAAAAACGAAGAACTGGAACAAATCGGTCAAGTCAAGAACTTACATAGTTTTTGGTGTGATACTGATAAAACTTTGTATCTTGAAAGGCAAGAAACAAAAGGAGTATTTATTCCTATTTACAAGAATGAATTAAAACATCTACAAAGAGTTTTAGTTAGAGTAGATCAAAGGTTTAGAACTTGGAAGAAAAGACTATAACTTGCGGTAAATTGGTTAAAGGACACATAGAATATGGAATACTCAAGGTATTTTAAGAAGATAGTAGAGGAGAAAATGAAAAACTTAATTCCAAGAAACTAATGACACACTCACACACAACAAAGCGTGAGGTTTCTAAAAAACTACCACGGATTTGTATTGGCGATAAAGTCTTAATTGATAATAAATATATTGGAGAGGTTGAAGAACTAAAGCAATTTCCAACACTTAAAGACCGTCATATTGAAGCAGTAATTAGATTGGCTGAAAAGTGGGATGATGGAAGGACAGAGCGAGTAGCTATCCCGTTAATTAGACTCAAGAGATATACAGAACGATATTGGAAAGAAGGAATATGGGACAAATAGCAGATGACATGATTTCAGGATTTCAATGTTCTTGGTGTGGAACAATGTTTGAAAGAGAACATGGTTTTCCTGTTGTTTGTAAAGATTGCGGCGAGGATGAAACTGACCAAGAATTAAATAAATTAGGGTTACAGAGAGCAACAATAAAAGAAATGGGCGGAGAGTTTTGACTAACACTTAGAAAGTTTGGACTAACTCTCAAAAATAAAAGAATATGATTAAAGACGAAGAATCTGAAAAAGATCCTAATAAAATGATTGAAATTTTGGTTGACAATATTTGGATACCTGCCATGGCAACAGATTTGAGGATTTTTACAAAAGATAATGAACTTAAAAGAGTTAAAGCTATTAAGGTCAAAGATTTATTAAAAGGATAGTTCTCAAAAAGAAAGAATGAATATGAAAAATAAACCAAAAGAGGGGAAGATAAAGAACTTTGAAAATTAAAGGGTGCGATAGCTGGAAACAGTACCTAACAATGGGTGAGCAAACGGAGTGTAAGAACCTTATAAAGACTTCCTCCAATACCAAAGTACAAGGGGGCAAGATTAAAACTCATTGAAAGTAACGGAAACAATTAAGTAAGGACATAAGCTAAGTACTTACTCGCACCACTTTAGTTTTTAATAAGAATTATGACTAAACCAAAAGAGGGGAAGATAAAGGTGTTTTGTCCGAAGTGTAATAAAGATGTGGTAGTGGAATATGACTTTAACTGTGAAGATAACCATTATTCTGAAATGACTTATGACCATACGGGAAGAATTGTTTTATTTTGTAAAAAGCATGGAAAGTTATTTGAAATTGATGAATTTGACGGAATTATATGAAAACTAAACAAAAAGGGGGAGGATATGAATAAAATAATTGAACTAATAAAATGGAGGCTTACAGGATACAGAGAACTTTCTAAACTTTTACACGCCCACTTTGTTGAAAATGATGCTTTAACACCAGTGGGGCTAGACAAAGCTGAAATCCTTGCCAGACAAGAAGCCAAACTATTGCCAATAAGTAGAAAAAGACACTGGATTGAATTTATTTTTAATATTTAACTTTTACTAAAGAGGGAATATATGAATAAATTAACCATAGAACAGATAAAATCAAATGACGCTGTTTCTACCCAAGAAATTGAGTCTGATATAGCTGATACTGAAATAGAAATTAAAGACTTTCAAGACGAGAAAGAAGTTTTGATGCGTAACCCGCCTGAAAATAAAGTGAGAATTTATTTATTGGAGGGCAAGATTTTACAAAGGCAAAACTTTATAGATAAGTTAAATCAAATATTGGAATATCGTAACTCTCAAAAATAAATAACTTTTACTACCAAAGAAGGAATATATGAAACAAATAATAATCCGCTATATAGTTTATTTAATCTTACTTGTTTTAATAATCGGTTTTGTTGTTTGGTGGAGTATTGCTCAGTGGAAAGAATGTAGAGAAGCGGGGTTTTCAAGATTTTATTGTTTACAACACATAAGTTAACTTATTACCAAAGAGGGAATATATGATTAAATTGACAATTAAAACAGAGAGAATATTTAAGAGTGCTGCAGACTTCAAAAGATATATTGAGTGGCATGCGACGCAACCCCTGCTTCTCAATATAGACTTTAAGGAACTTATAGAAAAGGGCAAAACCGAAGATAGAACTCATATTAAAGGGGAGATTGTAAAGACGACTTATTTACTCGAAAATGGAAAGTGAATTAAATCAAAAAATAAGGGAATTACTTGAGTGGTTTGAGATTGATACTGATAAAGAAATGTTCAAGAAACATAAGGGTAAGTGGAATTTAATTGGCTTTGTCAAAGATTTAGTAGAAGAAGAACTGAAATTACAGAAAGAGGAAATTGTAGAGGTAATTAAAAATGAACCCGAATTAAGAGATGAAGATAGGCATATTAAGTGGAGAATTATAGAACGATTGACTAACTCTCAAAAATAAATAACTTATTACCAAAGAGGAATATGACTAAAGTAATTTTAATACTTACTATTTTATTAGCTTTTATCTTGTTTTGGAGAGCTGAAACTATTTATCTGTTTACTCAACAAAGCAAGACAATGTTTCAATTTTGTGGTAATGAAAGAAATGTTTTAGGTAAAAATTATGTAATTTATTGTGGTGATGATGCTGTTAAATCTTATTTTGAACCTAATCCTTAAAAGAGGATAGTTGGAAGGAAATTAAAACTGAATTTAGAAAATATGAAAAATAAACCAAAAGAGGGGAAGATAAATATATATACAGTTGGGAAAAAAGGAGATTGGAAAATTACTGTACACAATCAAAAAAAGAAAATTAAATAACTTTTACCAAAGAGGGAATATGTCTAAACTAAAAGAAAATATTTTATATATAGTTGGGTGGTTAATCATTTTTCCTGCCATCTTAATTACTGCGACCTTTGAGCTATAAAGGAACAGATAGTAAACTGCTAATGTGCGAATAGTTGTAGATTATAAAATAAAATGGATTTTTAGAAAAAACCATGCTATTAGATTACGCACACCAATATACCAAAATAACGGCAAAGGAGCAGGACTTGAAAAACCCAAGAAAGGTAAGCAAGATTTAGAATTTATAAATGCTATAATAGATTAAGATGAAAATACATCAATTCAAACCAGCCGAAGGATATTGTATAGTAGAACCTCTAGACAAGACTTCAAAAGAAGGAATGCAAGTTTATTTAGATGAATTTCCTCAATTAGCCAAGATAATTTCCATTGGATCGGACACTTACAATTCTTATACCGATAGGACAATGAATGCTCCTTGTAAAGTTGACGATATAATAATCCATAGTGCCGGAGGATTCGAGACTTTAAAGTTTGAAGGTAAGGAATACCGGGTAATACATTTTACAAAAATATTGGCTATTAAGAAATGAAATATTCGAAATCCATATTTAACGAAAAGGCAAGGAAACTTCTATTAGAAGGTGCTAGAGAAGTCTATAGGGCTGTCGGTACTACTCTGGGAAGCCGTGGTAGAAACATAGTCACTTACAAGGGATATGGACGTACGCGAGTTTTGCACGATGGGCATAAAATTGCAGAGGAGATAAATCCTAAGAATCCATTTAAAAGTGCCGGTGCCGAGATAATCAAACAGGCTGAACAGCAACAAGTTTCTGAGGTGGGTGATGGTACAACCTTAGTGATCGTACTAGCTTACGCAATAGCTTCTGAATCTCTAAAGATAGTTGAATCGGGAATCAATCCTATGTCGCTTCGGGCAGGTCTTGAAAAAGGCAGGGACTTATTAGTTAAAAGAATAAAAGAGTTATCCATTCCAATTAAAACCAAAGAGCAGAAAATCCAAGTGGCCACTATAAGCTCGGAGGATGAACAAATGGGTGAACTTATAGGCGAAACCTATGAGAAGGCCGGAGTTGACGCCGTAATCACGGCAGAGGAGATAACAGGCCCTGATACGTTCATAGACCACCAGGAGGGCTTGCAGATAGACTCAGGCTATAAGACCGAATACTTCGTAACCAATCCAGACAATATGACTGCATCTGTTAGTAACGCAAATATTCTGGTAACCGATTACAAGTTGGATGATGCGTTTGAGATTCAGCCCCTATTTATCAAGATGAATGAGGCTAAAGAAAGAAACCTAGTTGTAATAGCCGAGGACATAGAAGGCATGGTGCTTGTTAGTCTGATAAACAACAAGGTAACTGGTAAGGCAAATATGCTTGCGATAAAGGCTCCAGGTTTTAACACCAAAAACATGTTGCAGGATATAGCGACTGTAGTAGGGGCGAAGTTCATATCAAGTGACGCTAAAATGAAAATTAAGGAAGTGGAACTTAAGGATTTGGGTCATGCTGATAAAGTAGTTTCGACTAAAGAGGCAACTACTATTCGGGGAGGCAAGGGGGATTCGGCTAAAATTAAGGAAAGAATAAACTCGATCAAGAATCAATTAAATGAGGAAGAAAAGGAGTTCGATAAAGAAAAGTTAAGAGAGAGGTTGGCCAAGCTAACTGGGGGGGTTTACGTTCTCAGGGTCGGTGGACATACTGAGGTAGAAGCAGAAGAGCGTAAGGAGCGTGCAGATGATGCGATTCGTGCAACCAAGGTAGCAATTCAAGAAGGAATAATACCAGGCGGAGAGATAATATTTTTGGAAGCGATGAAAGTTCTCGAACCTACAAATGAGAGTGAAGATTACGCTTTTAGAATATTAAGGAATGCTCTTTATAAACCATTCAATAAACTGGCAGAAAATGCTGGTATGAATTCAGGTAAGTTACTAGCTGAACTTGAAAGAAAGAAATTCGGATTTGGAGTTGATGTTATAGATGGAGAAATCAAGGACATGTTAGCTTCTGGTATTGCCGATCCGGCATTAGTAGCGATCTCAGCTATACAAAACGCCATAAGTACTGCAATAGCGATAACTACGAGCGATGGAATTATTGCAGAGATTGAGGAGGAGAAAAAATGAAAAATATAAAACTTAAAATGTTAGATATTACTTTAGTGCCATTAGAGAATGTTTTATTTGTTTGGTTGGCTCCCTTATGTGAAGCTAACAATATTGAAAAACTAATTATCACTGAAGAACAATCTCGCTATATATTTAAAAGTGGTGAGGAAAGATGGACACATTATCGTGGTTGTTTGTTAAAAATTAAAAATGATTAAAAGCGACTTAAATGTTTTGAGAAATACTCGGCTACATTCACTTTTAGTTTATATTTTATCGGCTATGTTAACTAAAGATATTAAAGAATTAGATACTTTTGATAATATGCTACCAGTTATAAAAAAAGATTTAGAAAAACTTCCAGCATTGATTTGGCCTGAAAGTGAGATTATTGGAGGATTAACTAGACAATCATATAGAATATTTAAAAAGGGTTATACCAAAGGGACTCTGAAAATTAAAGATATTGCTAGATTTAATCATGAAATGTCCGAACTGCAAAAAAAACAAAGCTGAGATTGAGGAGGAAAAGAAATGAGTATGCGAGCTACATTTACAACAGAATTTATTTATGATGGTAGCGAGAATTTTAATGTAAGAGCTAAAAAAATGGCAACGACTCTTGAAACAAAATGGAATGTTAGGAATGGAGGTATGATCGGCCAAATATCGGGAATAACAAGAGGATTGGATTTGGCGGAAGAAGATATAAGACGATGGTTATTAGAAATGTGTTATGAACTAGAGAAAATAACCATTATGCCATTTAAAATAATATGGTTATTGGAAGGTGGGGACTTGATATGCAAAGAAATAAAACCAAATGTCCAAATTGTCTCAAAAGAAAAGCAATAATAGATGAAGTTTTAGGAGTAACTTTCTGTAAAGTTTGCAGACAAGAAAGAGATAAACCGCATTATGAAAGAGAATGGACTAGCGAAAACATTAAGGAAAGCCGGAGAGAATTCAAAAAAGATATTATTGCCCCTTTTAGAGGCGGTGTTTTCAGCGATGAATACTATCAGGAATACGGCACTTCGGGTGTTAAAGTCACTGAAGAGCAGATAAAAAATAAACGCAAAGTTTGGAAGGATTTGAAAGGAAGCTGGCAATTGGATAAAAGCAAAGGAGGGAGAAACAAGGAATGGAAAAAGGAAAACATAAAAAAGTAAAAAGGGATAAATTATGGTTTGAAGATTGGGAAATTAAAAATAACTTTAGTCAAGAAATAGAAATATCGTTACCGAACGCTTTTTATGAAGGTAAACAAATTGGCATTAATATTACTATCAAACCAAACATGAGTGTTAAAGAGTTCCAACTACTATATGGAATTATTAGTTCAGCTTTTAATCAAATTCAACTGGATAATGGAAATAAAAAAATCTGAAGAATTAATTAATATAGAAGCGTTGTGTGGATATATCGAAGTTGTTGTAAAAGGTAGAAAATCAGATTTATCATACTTAATAGGTAAGGAGATAGCTAGATATTTAGGCGCAGATGAAACCGGCCAGATTAATATTTGTATCAATTTTTTAGATGATGATGGAGAAATTAAGCCCATAAAAGAATTATTTAAAAAGAATGGCGGAGAAAAACCTATGAAAATAACATTCAAAGCTAAAATACTAGCAGAGGTTAGAGATACACCGGAAAATATAAAGGGTAGAGTTTCAATTACATCTATTATGGCAAAGTTAGCGAGAGGAGAGATGGAGGTTAGCTTACCAACATTTATTGATGAACCGACAATCATATTGAAGGAGAAAAATGTTCAACGATAAAGTTTACCAGTTAGTAATTAAGATACTAGACTCAAGGCTTCCGCCGCAGACGCAAGAGGAAATCGTAAGGTTCTTTTTGCTTCCGCGCAATACCCCAATTCGTCCAATGATAGAATTGCCGGACGAAGAAGTAATGAGAAGCCTCGGCTCAATTAAAAGGCCAACCATAACCGATATTAAAAAGAAAGAGAATCCTAATTATGAGGAGGATGAGACAATAAATAAAATATACAGAAATGAAAAATGAGCATACTAGATAAACTGCAACCGAACCCCAAGAACCCACGCCTTATCAAAAAAAATGAGTTTGAACGCTTAAAGAAAAAGATCAAAGAGTTTCCAGAGATGCTCGAAAAAAGGCCGATCATATACGATGAAAATAATATTGTATTGGGTGGCAATCAAAGGCTGAGAGTGCTACAAGAGCTGACGAGAGATGGATTTGTAATAAAGGATGAATACTTTAAAAGCGCCGAAGGATGGACAGAAGAGCAAAAACGTAAATTCATTATATTGGATAATATTTCAGACGGTGAATGGGACGCTGAAATGCTGGGCAATGAATGGAGCGATTTACCTTTAGATGAATGGGGATTAGTTGGTAAGTGGAATCAAGAGATAGAAGAGTTTAGAGGTGATCCTATAACTGATATTAAGAATATAAAAATACTCAATTTATATGCAGGGATTGGTGGTAATCGTAAATTATGGGGAGATTTGAAAATAACTGCTATCGAATATAATCAAGATATTGCGAATATCTATAAGGATTATTTCCCTGAAGATGAATTAATAGTAACTGATGCTCATAAATATTTAGAAAAGAACTTTGATAGGTTTGATTTTATTTGGTCAAGCCCACCTTGTCCGACACATAGCTTATTGAGAAAAGGATTATCTATAGCAGCAGGAGCTAAGCCTAAATACCCAGATATGAAGTTATATGAGGAGATATTATTTTTACAAGGTTATTTTAAAGGTAAGTGGGTAGTAGAGAATGTTAGAAGCTGGTATGACCCACTTATAATTCCACAAGAAAGAGGGAGACATTATTACTGGACTAATTTTGATATTCCTGAGTCAGATATTTTCAATGTTAAAGAGGTTGGCTCTCCTGAAGAACCTAATTATAGTGAATCTAGTAATAAGTATGGATTCAATTTAGATAAGTATAAAATATCCCCTAAGTATCCAAAGGACCAAATATTAAGAAATATGGTTCATCCAGAAGCGGGTAAATATATATTAGAATATGCTTATGATAAAAGATAATATCGCTGATAAACAACTAGATAACAGTAAGAGAGTTCGAGGGAGACCTTTTCCAAAAGGAGTATCTGGTAATCCTAAAGGAAGACCCCCTAATGAAAGCACACTTCGTTATTGGTTGATTCAATATTTAGAAGCAAAAGAGCACGGCCACGATAAAAACAGGATGCAAGAGTTAGCTGAAAAGATAGCTCTTGAGGCGTTTAAAGGAGATAAACTTTTATTGAAAGAAGTATTTGACAGAGTTGATGGCAAGGCCCCTGAAACAATCAGACACGAAGGCGAGATAGATACCGGCATAAAAGAACTATCTGAAACTTTATTGGGTATAATAAGGCATGGGCAAGATAACCCAAGGCCAGATAAAAGCGATTAAAGAATTAGGTAGGACATTCTTCAAGAACTCCAAACAGCAACCTTTTGAATTTACCGACGGACAATGTGAGATGTTTTGTTCCGTGATTAACCCCGACCTTAAATGGGTATGGTTGTCAGCACCTACAAGGTATGGCAAAAGTGATACCTTAGCTTTAGCGATACTCACCCTCGCATTTATGTACCATTTAAAGGTTCCCATTGTTGCAGGAAGCGAAGAGAAGGCGAGGAAGATCATGGAGTACGTACTTCAGCACATTTCAGATCATCCCAAGATTTATGATGGACTTTTAAACATAGAATTTATTAAAAAGGCCGAGAGAGTGAAGATTCAAATGAGTAAGCAAGGCCTGAGATGGTCAACTGGCGGATGGATTTACATAACCTCGGTTGACGCACGGACGGTAAGCAGAGAAGGTGAGGGTGTAGTTGGTGAGGGTGGAGATGTAGTTGTTTTAGAGGAGGCGGGTCTTATACGTCAGCAGGAACAGTTCTCCAAGGTAGTCAGGATGGTCGAGGGTGATTGGGGTAAACTGATTATGAGCGGTAATTGTATAGAGAAAAGCGTATTTGAAACCGCCTACAAAGATCCTCTTTATTACAAAGTTAGAATAAGTTTAGAACAGGCTATCAAAGAAGGTAGAATAAATGAGGAGCGGTTAAAAGAGCAAAAGCCCCAGACTACTTCTAAGGACTGGAAAAGATATTATTTGGTAGAATTTCCTTCAGCTTCAGAATATGCCTATTTCAAACCAAGAAAATATGAATATCTACCCCTAGACTTGGTTTATGTTGGTGCGGTTGATTTGTCTTTGGGCGAGGCGATAAAAGGAAGCAAAGTGGGTATGGTTGTACTGGGAGTTGACGAGAAGGGACAAGTATACGAGGTTGAGAGTTTTGAGGAGCAGGTCGTACCGGATGAAACCATTAGAAGGATTTTAAACTTGCCTTATAAGTTCGATAGGTTCGGCATCGAGGCAATACAATTCCAAAAGTATTTCTTAAAAGTAATCGAGGACAAAAGCAAGGCGCAAGGCAAGTATATACCGTTTATAGGATTGGAGCAGAAAAGAAAAAAAGAGGAGAGAATCGAGGGCATGGAGCCTCTGATAAATACCGGCCAGATATTATTTAAAGGAGGAAATGAGTTGTGGAATGAAATGCAGGAATATCCTGATGTAGAGTATTTAGATATTCTGGATGCACTTGAGATGGCTTGGAGACTGGCCAAGCAAGTGGGAGTAGAACTTGGAAGTATTTCGAGACCAAAAGCTAAACCTTACATTCCGGTAAGTGCCGCCCATTTGATAGATTTGTCAAAATGGACGAAATAGTATAATGAGTAATGAGCAAGTCAGCTCCAAGCATTAGGAAACCTACGACAGTATGGCTAGAAGGTAGCTCTGAGAAAAAGATGTGGTTTTGTCCAAATTGTAGAATTCCTTTAATAGAGTACGAAGGTAATGTAATTCAGATAGTACCAGGCGGATCTCCTTATTCTCCAAGCACGTCACTCAAATGCAAGGGTTCGGTCCAGAAGCGTGACGGCACTTGGGAGGAGTGCGGAGCGTTCTATACTTTCTTAGGGGTGGTGTTCACCAAGAATCCACAAATGACTTAGTAGTTGTATAATAAATTATGGAAGATCAAGAAAAAGGACAGGAATCGGCCCCGATATTAAACCTCGACTTAGATGACAAAAAGCTAGCTTTCTTCATCGAGCAGTACGAGAAAAAGTATGATGGGTTCGATAAAAACAAAAAACTTACAGAGAGAAGAAAAACCAATACAAAGTATTTATTCGGCAAACAACTTGATGATGTCGAGCTTAAAGACTACCAGAAGAAGTACGTAGACAACGTAATCAAGGAAGGCGAAGATACTTTAAGGACTCTGGTGCTTTCAAGACTTCCAGACATCATAGTTAATCCTGGCCCCGATTCGCAAGTTTCACGGGAAGTGTCAGACCTGATAAGTGAGGCCGTAAATAAGACTCTTCAAAGCGATGAACTTAAGCAATTTCTTACTTTGGCTTTCAGGCGGCACTCACTGGATTTAACGGGAGTAATCAAGTATTACTGGAATTCCCAAAAAGGCAAACTAGGCGATATCGAATGGGAAGTCATACCCGCCAAGTACATAAAGATAGACATTTCCGCAACCAAAAACAATGAAAGGTATATGAAGTTGATTATCCATGAAGTTGAGAGATGTTTGTACGACTGGATAATTTTATTCCCAGAGAAAGAGGATCAGCTAAAAGACTTTGCAAGGCAGAAGAATTGGCAAGAAGCAAAGGACGAGGATGGTATAGCGTTTGATTTAAAAGTTCAAGAGATTTGGTTTGACTGGAAAGAGAAAGCAGATGGCTTCGACCCAGAGAATCCAGAGTTTGAATCTATGAGCGGTGTTTTGTGGAAGGCCGGTGAGGGCGAGAAAAGCATCCTTGATAAAAGAATGAATCCTAACTGGGACTGGGAAGGCGAGGACAAGCCATTTTTCAACGAAAAGCCCGTATCGGATGAGATGTTGCCCCAGATGGCGATGATGGGCATGCAGGTACCAGGCGTTGAAATGAAGAAGGTCTATAGGAACTACTTCGGCAAGCCCAGAAAACCATTTATATTCATGGGTTATGAGCAATATGGCGAGATGGCTTTTGATGAAATCTCAAGAATAGAGGAAAACAAATTACTTCAGGACAACTACGATATTAGGGGAATGCAAATAACTACAATGATTGACGAGGCTAGGGGTAAGCACGTATTTTCGTCTATGTGCGGGCTCAAAAAAGAAACGGTTGAGGAGATGGATTTAAGTGACCCTGACCAGGATATATTTGTGGATGGAGACTTAAGAATGGTTCACGCATTCATCTCAAAAGAACAACCAAGTAGTGCAATGTTCGGGGATCTTGCAAGAACAAAAGAAAGAGTTAAGGAAAAACTGCACATAAGCGGTGCCGCAAGTGGGGTGTTGACAAGCGATGTCGCAACTACCACGCAAATTCAAAGAGAGTCGAGTTTCACGATTGCCGATGACTTCTCGGATCTAGCTATAAACAAAGTAGCAACCGAGATGGCCGAGGCGCTCTTGCACATGATGAAGCTGAGATATACTCCCCAGCACTTCCAACTATTGATAGGTTCTCAAGGCGCCGAAGTCCAACAAAGGTTGACCGCTGACTTGATAGAGGATGGGATGGAGGTAGGGATCAAGGCTTCGGGGACTGATAAACTTAAAAGAGAAAGACAGGCAAAAGAAGAAGCAAGTTTGGGATTGATAGACCCTATAAATTACTTCATCGACACTGGTAGAAGCGATGCAGAGAATAGAGCCGAGATGCTTTATATGTTCCAGACGAATCCCGATATGTATATTAAGAAATATTCTCAAAAAATGGATTTGCAGGGTGTGGCAAATCAGGTAATAGGCATGAATCAGCAAAACTTAATGAGGTTTGGCAATCCTCAAGGGCCCTACCAACCTCAGCAACCAATGCAACCATCCCCACAGAACCCCCAAGCGATTGGGGAAACACCGCAAGGCTCACCAAGAAGTCTTATAGGTAGAGCGACTGGTGTTATTAGTAGACTGTTTAATAGATAAAAATGGATGATAAACTTAGAGCAATCATCAGAGCGACTGGAGAAATACCATCTTTTCTTGGTGATGTAGCACAGTCAATTGCTTCTTTAATTAAACCAAGGGAAACCAAGTTATTAAGTCCTATTCCCGAAGCAAAACCCACACCGACTCCTGACCCCTTTATTGAAAAGGGTTGGATAAAGACTGGTGAGAATAAATATATATCCCTGGCGGCTCTTCAAGCAAGGAGAGAGGTAGAAGGAATACAAAACAAACCAGTACCAATTTCCAAGGTTACTTCCAATAATCCTTTTGAGAAAGTTATTAATAACATTTTCGGAGAAAGGGCCAATGAAGCAAAAAGAGTATTAAGTTATAAAGATGAAAAAGGCGAAATTCATGGTGAAAATACATCTTTTCAAACTGGTCCCGAAGTTGACATTCCCAATGCCGATGGCTCTATTGACAGGGGATTATTTAGAATCAACTCCTATACTTTTGCCGATTTTATGAATAGGAAAAAGGAACTTCTTAATAGAAACGGCATTTATTTATATGAGGATATGTATGATCCTGAGAAGAATACCAAAATGGCAAAGATTATTTTTGACGAGCAAGGATGGGATGCTTGGTACGCTAGTCCTCCTGACTTGAAGGAGAAGCAATAATATTATGATATTTTTGCTGTGCTCTTTCGTTAAGACTAGAGATTGATGGAAGTGCTATACTAAATTATGCCCTTACCAGTAAGCACAGACAAAGGAAAAGTGATGGATGTTATTAAAGAGCATCATCCGTCATGGCCTAAAGATAAAAAGATGGCAGTAATGTTGAATCAGGCACGCAGAGCAGGTGCTAAAATTCCAAGGAATCCACATGACGAAGCAATGAAAGCAGTTAAAAGAGCAACTGCATGATATAATAAAAGTATGGTAGACAAACCAACTCAAAAAAATGAGGAAGGCCAAGAGATACAGCAAGAAACTCCGACTTCGGAAGTTCAACCTCAAGGCACGCAACCAACTCCGGCTCCATCGCAAACGCAACTTTCAGATGACCAAGTAGCTTCATTAAAAGATTCTATTACTAAAGACGTATCAGGCGTAGTTAGTCAGGAAGTAAGTAGGTCAGTTATTCAAAAAATAGGCGAGGCGTTGGGTCTGACCAAGAAACAGGAGGAAACACTGCCGACTGATGCAGATGCCCTCAAAAAGATAGTTAATGAGCAATTAGAGCAAAGATTTACCAAGTTGCAGGAGGAAAGCGAAAAAGAGGAGCAACAAACCACGACTCAAAGGCAAGAAAGAATCAATGGAATAGTACAAAGTTGGTACTCTCAATACAATCAACTGGCAAGATTGGGTAAGGTTCCTCAAATGAAAGAGGCCAAGGATGGCGATGCTGGCTATGATGCGAGAAAGAAAATAATCTTGGCGATAGGCAAGATGATTGAACAAAACAGATCGCAAGGAGTCGAATACACTCCGTCTATAGCTGATGTATTAGTAGCTTATCCGCAAATATTACAAGGGCCGCCTGGCGCAGATTTGCCCATAAGCGGGAATACCCAAGTAAGGGAGTCGGGAGAAAGTTTTAAACATTCTGATTTAAAGAAATCTTGGGAAGAGATTGCGGCGGGCGAATTTAGTTGATTTGCTAATATTTGACAAATAGTTTACAATAATACTAACGACAAAATAGTCGGCTCAACAGGAGCCGATTTTTTGTTTAATAACAATTATGGCAGGATTTTCAGTAACCCCAGACGGAATCAACCCTTCTAATAGGGTAGAAGGTAAAACACTGCGAGCACTTCATGGCAAAGTTGTAGATACTATCTTAGAAGCTCCAACTTATCTCTCCCGCTTGATGGGTAAAGCTAAACCATTCAGGGGTGTAGTAATGGATTGGACTATCAAGTATCAGCAATCATCTCAATTTGAGTGGTTCACTGGCTTAGAGAATCTGAACTCTTCAGCAGAAGATAATGAGATCACCCTTTCATTCGCACATACCGCAGGAACCCAACCCAAGGTTTCTATCATGTTAGAGAGTTTTGCTAATGCCGGAGCAGAAGGAGTTATTCCCTTGGATGCATATAAGCATGAAGAGGCGGCACTTGAGGTGGTTGATGCAGTTGCCGAGGCGGCTTACAGTACGGGGGCAGGAGATACGCCAAACGGCCTTCAGGCAATTGTAGACAACGGAACAAACGCTGCAACAATCGGAGGCCAAACTCGATCAAGCTATGACGTTTTGGATGCGACCTATACGAGCTGGGGGACGATGACCTTGGCCAAACTTGCAACTTTGGATGACGCTTGTGCAAAGGGCGGAGGGGCAGCATCGGTTCCTAACATCAACTTAACCACTTTTGCGGATTGGAGTCTTTACGAGGAACTCTTAGACCCACAAGTAAGAGCAAATTATAACTCAGGTGGTTGGCCAAGAATGAGCGTAAGGGGAGAAGGATCAGCCGATGCCAAACTGGGCGGCGCAGCAGGATTCCTTTCACTTCACCACAGGGGGATGCCGGCAATCAAGGACAAAAAGGCAACTCCTGGTGTTTGGTACAAACTTAACGAAAGTTCATTTGGATGGTTCGGCAGGACAGTAGTACCAACTGAATACGCAAAACTTGGACTTGAAAAGATAAATCTTGGTTCACTTGAGGGAATGGAATCACTCGCAAAAGAGGAGATGCCATCCGCCTTCAACGGGTGGTTCTATCAGCCTCCTTTGATGATGCCCGACCAAGCAGGAACAATCGCAAGATTCTATGTAATCGGACAAATCGCAACTTGGAGGCCAAACCTTAACGGTCAAGGTCATTCAATAACAGGAGTCTAAAATGGGAAAACTATCAATAATATTACCATCAGCACAAGGCACAACATCACAATTGCTTTCAATCGGCAACCGCTACGAGGATGCCTGGGGTAGAACTTTTCACTATGCTTTCTGTACAACAGCAATCGGCAGAGGAAAACTTGCGGCAGGGGCAGCAATAGTTGCGAATCACAATAACCTTTCTTTCCAAACAGCGCCGGCAGTAGGAGACAAGAGTGTTAAGGTAACCCTCGGAGGCACGGCGGCAACAGCGGAACAATACAAAGACGGTTGGCTGGTAGTTAATGACGGAACTGGAGAGGGAAGAGCTTACCCAATTGAAGGACACATAGCTCAAACTTCAACCACGGGTACACTTGAGGTTCTCCTCAAAGAAGCAATTGATACCGCAGGTGTATTATCAGAAGCAAATGTAGATTTGGTTTACAATAGATATGACGAGCTTCTAGTGCAATCTGGTACGACCCAAACATACGTTCCGGCAGGAGTACCGATAATGGTAGGTGGGCTTGGAGCTTCAGAGTATGGCTATATTCAAACTTGGGGACCATGTGCAGTTTGGGCAGATGAGGCAAACGATGCAGTAGGAACATCAATCACTTTCGGAGCCGGGACTGGAACAGGACAATACGAATGCGTAGATGCGGCAACAGAGCCATTCTTGGGTGTAACTGGGCCATCAACAGTAGTTGCAACAGAATATCCGCTCGTGTATCTTATGATAGATCGCTGATGTAAACTAAACCAACTCATGTTTGCCAAAACTCTTTTAACGTAAGAAATGGCAAAAATTGACAGATAACGCTTTGCTGCTCAATTGAGTGTGCATTGCCTTAATAGGTAGAAGCGTAAAGAGATTAACCCCTTTTTACGAGGGGTTTTTTAATAAATATGCCTAAATCTAAAAAAGTAGAAAAGAAGCCAGAATTAGATTCAAATAATTTCGCCGATTATGGTGACTTTATTGCTGCCAAAAAGGTAGCGGAAGTAAAAGTAGAACCTAAAGTTGAGGAGGAAAAATGAGAGCAGATAGATATTACCCAGGATTTCATAGGAACCTTAAATGGTATCCTGATGATTTAGTATTACCAGGTATGCCACTTGAGGGCGGGAATGTTTGGTATGTAGACGGTGATAAAAGCTCAAACGGCGGGGGCGGAAGCTGGGAGGACGCTTTCAGCGAAACCCAGTTTAACGGCAATTTATCCAGTATATCCCCAGCAATCGCAGCAGGCGATGTGTTTTTTGTCGCAGGCAGGACGATGGCCGCAACCGACACCGACCCCATTAGTTATACGGCTAATTTGGTTGTCAATGTTCCCCAGGTTTCCATAATCGGAGTTTCAAGAGGCAGAACCCAGGGCGGGCTTCCCCAGCTTAAAGTCGGGGCAACCACAACTTCTCCTATTATTGAGACTAAAGCTCCTGGTGTAATGATTGCCAACCTTGGTATTAATGGTGCGGGGGCAACTGGTGGAGGCATTCTCCTTACTGACGATGGTGGTTCAACCGCAGCCGCTTTTGGTTGGTCAGTTCTCGGTTGTCACTTTAAGAATTGTGTAGGTACTGATTCCACTGACGCTGAGACTGGCGGAGCAATTCAATGGGGGTCCGGGGGCGGTGCATGGCAAGGATTGGTAAGCGGATGTAGATTCTATAAGAACACTGGGGACATTACCCTTCCCGATAGTGCGAATACAATTCCTCAAGATATTGTCGTAGAGAATTGTGAGTTTTCTGGCCCGGCTGCCAATACCGATTGTAATGTCTACGCAGGGACAGGAGGCATAAATGGATTAGTAATTCGTGATTGTACCTTTAGTGCTATGCCAAATATAACGTCTGGAGAAACAAAAAGGTATGTTTCTTTGGTTGATAGTGTAGGCATCATTGCGAATTGCTATTTTGCTTCTATTACTGCTCCAACAAGTGCAGCAGGAACTTTTGCGTCAAATGGTTCTCTCGGTATCGTTGCTGACACAATGTTTGTTTCTCATTGCTTTGGAGAATCCACAACCACAGCTGAATCCGCAGAAATCTTCAGGACCTAATCTTCTTGACTCTTTCTTTCTCTTAAGTGTTATAATTAGTTATGGTCTATACCCACGACTTTAAACTGGAATTTGATGGTTTAATTATTGAGGGCGAGATTGAATTTAACGAAGACGGCATTGCTTCTTATAAATTCTCCGATACTTATAACTTCACAATTGAGCAAACTGACAATCTGACCCGTTTAATGAATCTTTGGCACAATATTTATCAGGCTTTCGGTGAAACAATCAAACTAATAAGGTTAAAAGAAAAGGTGGTATAATTAGATTATGACTTCATTTGCCGCAGCACAAGACAGAGATGATAATGCCCAAGTAATAAGAAGTGAGAGTGCCTTCAGGACTAAGAAAACTATAACTTTTGCAGGAGCTACTACTAATGCTTGGGGAGATGATGGTGGGACTTTAGATGGGGGAGTTGTTTTTACCGTAACGGGCCTCGTGTTTGTAAAACTTATAGCAACTTGTACAACTCTTTTAGATTCAGATGGTGCGGCAACTCTTTCGGTAGGTATCACGGGAGATACAGCTATTTTTCTACCTGTTGAAACAGCTACACAAATAGATGCGGGGCAAATATGGCTAAATGACGCAGCAAATGCCACTTTCGCTATTGTCGGTGAAGAAAATGCAGCGATAGATAACTTGCCTATATATGCCCTTAATGGGAACGATATTATCTTAACTATCGCAGGCAGTGCCAACGTAACCTCGGGAGTACTTGACTTCTATTGTCTTTGGAATCCCGTTTCAGATGACGCAGCAATTGTCGATTCGGGTTTGTGATATAATTTACTTATGGCAGATAAAAAGGACGAAAAAGTCCAAGAAAAACCACAAAGAACTCCGGTGGATCAGCTTTTATTAAACTTCCTAAAGGAACACGATATCATTTTAATTGTTGACGGGATAGATGTAGTTGTAAACACCGTAAAAGACTTCGTTTGGGTTGTTGATAGAAGGCCAAGAATAAGGGTGCAATACCGGGACGAAATGAAACCAAAAGAGCAAGCCACAAACAGAAACCAGACACAGGTTGAATCTGAGCTGGAAGTAAAAAATTAACCATGATGCAACTGGACAAGAAAAAAAGTAGTTATCAAATTGAACTCGAAAGACGTTCTAATGATTTGTTAAGAGTTTATAATCCTTTGAACGAGGATAAGGTTGTTATTTGGGATTTGCGGTCTGGCGGCAAAATTTTCCGTGTTCCCGCTAAACAAGAAGCCGTATTTCCAAGATATATTTCTGAAAAATATATCAGGGAAATGTACGACAAGATATTAAATGACAAGGCTCACGATGCTATTATTAAAGAAAACCAAAGAAGAATTGCCGCAGGCATGGCGGCAATGGATAAAACTTTTAAAACCAATGAGCAAATGGTGTTTGAGCAGAAATTCTACAATCCAAACAGCGATGAAGCAAGGAAGATAATTTCGCTTTTGTATGTGGGAGTCGAAACCGAGTACGGGATTGATCGTGAATACCAAGTACAGAAAAAAGAGGGTTCGCGTGAGTATAAGGACACACTCAAAAGCGTACAAGAGGAAAAGGGGGAGTCCACAAACGGCAGGAAAACCACTCCTGATGCGTCTAGTGAAACCACGGAAAGCATTTACAAATGTGACACATGCGGCTTTATTGCCAAGGGCAAAATAGGGTTGTTTTCTCACCGCAGAACGCATAGGGAGGAGTTGGAGAAGGCGATAAAATGACGAAAATAAGAGAACAAGTTTCAAATATACTTGGTTTTACGATAATGCCCGACGAATGGGATAAATCCTTCGAGGAACTGGACAGGGAGGGAAGGATTACCAAGAGGCACCTCATAAAATTCATCCTATTGCTTCTGAAATTAGAGGAAAGCCGAGAAAATGCATAACTTTGCATCGGTATTCAACCCACTTAATAAAAATGTGATCGTTCATTGGGATTTAAGCGGTAAATTACCCAGAACTTGGACACTAAAATCCAAAGAGATTACCAAAATTGAGTCAACTTATGAAAAACACGTAAGACGGGCGTTAGTTGATGAAATGTTTAATGTAAAAGGCAACTCTCGTATTGCTCACGACATTCAAGAGAAAAAATTTTACAAAGAAACTGAAATATAGATATGGGCACGACTTTTGACGAGTCAAGCGAATTCATAAAGGAAATCAGGGGCAAGATCGCTGATATAATGAAGCAGATTGACGATTTCGTGGCCATAGTCGAGGCGAGGGTAAAGACGAGGGAAAACGAGCTCACTGAGCAGATGAAGAAATTTGAAACCTTGAAGGACAGGGAGGCCGAGCTTGAGAATCAAAGACTGGAAGTTGAAAAAAGCAAAAAAGAGCTCCACAAGCAAACTTCAGCTAACAGGGACAAGCAGATCGCACTCGACAAGAAAGAGCAGGGGCTTCAGGACAAACTTCAGAGAGTACAGAGCATTTTAAACTAGAGTGATATAATAAATTATGACAGATATTGCTCCAATTGACCAAAATGCGGTTAAGGGACTGATAGCTTTAGATGACACAACCTCTGCTCCAATTGCCGTACAAGCAAAAACCACAACAGGCGCTTTATATGTCCATTTAGATTCTTCAGATGTTTCTATTGCCGGAGGAACGGAATACTCAGACGGGGACGTAAACGCTGACCCAACAGGGACAGTTGCGATGGGAACTGACGGCAGCAATATCTTTGCACTCCATACTGATGCCTCAGGCGACCTTCAGGTTGATATTCTTAATGCCTCGCTTGCAGTTACGGGTACGTTCTGGCAGGCAACACAGCCTGTGTCTGGCACTTTCTGGCAAGCGACACAACCAGTATCGGGGACATTTTGGCAAGCTACACAGCCTGTTTCAATGGCGACATTACCGGATACCGCCGCAACTGATTTGGCATTACAGACAGCGGACTTAGACACAATTGCAGGGGACACCACATCAATTCAAA